CCGTGGTCAGACGTGGCCGATGCGTTCCAGTACCTCTGCTTACACGCCGATGGCGGTGAGACATTCGGGGGTTCGATACAGGAAGAACGTAGAGAAGTGAAAACCGTGTCAGCCGTTGGCTGGACGTGAGATGTTGACGTGTAACCACGTAAGGGCTATTAACGTAGCTGTGCACACAGGAGAAACCGTATGATGGGTCCGGCCTTGATACCAGTCGCTAGTGCGTCTGACTTAGAAGCAGAGGCGCAGCGTGCGGTCGATGCGAAACAGAGTTCTGCGATAGTACAAGGGTTGTCCTCGCACGTCCGGCACCGCTGGGAAGTAATGCGGGATCACAAACAAGAGGGTATAGAAGACCGGCTTACGGAGTGTTTACGTGCGCGTAACATGGAGTACGAACCGGCGAAACTCGCTCAGATCAAGTCTCAGGGCGGTTCCGAGTTATTTATGGGTATTGTGTCAACGAAGTGCCGTACGGCCACTGCATGGCTGCGTGACACGCTCTTAGGCACTGGTTCGGACAAGCCTTGGTCGATAGCACCCACACCACTGCCTGAGGTGCCGCCTGAGGTACAAGATAACCTACAAATGATAATGGAGCAGAACCTCCAGCAGTATTATGCTGAGGGGAACCCGCAAGCTAGTCCAGAGGACTTAAAACAGTTGGCGTCGGGCATGAAAGACACTGCCATGCGCTCGATGAAGGAAGAGGCTGACAAGCGCGTAGGGCGCATGGAGCAGAAGATAGAGGACCAGCTCATAGAGGGCGGGTTCATAAAAGCCCTGTACGAATTTACGAACGACGTTGCGACGTTCCCGTTTGCCGTGTTGAAAGGGCCGATACCACGTAAGCGTAAGGCCATGAAGTGGGCCGACGGTGAGCTGAAGGCCGTGGATGTCCTGCGTGACGAGTGGGAGCGGGTAGACCCGTACAAGTTCTACTGGGCACCGTGGGGCGATGACATACAGAATATGCCCGTACTGGAGCTACACCACCTCACACGAGAAGATTTAGAGGCCATGATAGGCGTAGACGGGTACGATACAGAGTCTGTGCGTTCTATACTGAGTGATTTCGGTGCCGGAGGGCAAGAGTGGCTTGATTCGGACGATTCCGAGGTTGAGGCGGCGACAGGCAAGGATTTTGATGAATCTTACAGTGATTTGGTGTCTGCGCTACAGCTCTGGGACTCGATACCGGGGAAACTACTGCTAGAGTGGGGTATGAGCGAGGAAGAGATTCCTGATCCGGTAATGTCGTACCCCTGCGAAGTGTGGATGATAAATAACATAATCATCAAAGCTGTGCTTAACTACGACCCGTTAGGTCGTAAGCCGTACTATTTAACGTCATATGAGAAAGTTCCGGGTCGTGTAGACGGTCACGGTGTCTCTGACTTGTGTATGGACGCTCAGAATATGTGTAACGCAGCCGCTCGTGCGCTTGCAAACAACATGGGAATCTCCTCAGGACCGCAGGTAGGTGTCAATATCAGTCGCTTACCTGCGGGAGAAGATGTCACCCAGATGTACCCGTGGAAGATTTGGCAGTTCAGACAGTCGGACTACAACGATAGCTCGCAGCCAATGACGTTCTTCCAGCCCCAGAGTAACGCACAGGAGCTTATGGGGGTATTTGACAGGTTTATGGGCATAGCGGACGAAGTGTCAGGCATACCCAAGTATATGACCGGTGAGCACGTACCGGGGGCAGGGCGTACGTCGTCGGGTCTCTCGATGCTCATGTCCAACGCTGGTAAGAGTATTAAGCAGGTTATCGGTAATATCGACAACGACGTGCTGAAACCCATGCTGGAGAGACAGTACCAGAGGAATATACGCTACGCTGACGACCCTGACATAATCGGCGACGTGACTGTTGTGGCAAAAGGTGCACAATCTCTGGTGGTTAAAGAGGCTGAGGCAGTGCGTAAGAGCGAGTTCCTGCGTCTTGTACTAGAAAGCCCTGTCGCACAGCAGATTGTGGGTCCAGCGGGTACCGCAGAGCTTATGCGTGACCTAGCGGGTAATATGAACACAAATGTGGACAAATTAGTGCCCTCCAGAGAGCAGATTATGCAGCAGCAACAGGCCGCACAGCAGCAACAGATGGCTATGCAAGAGCAGCAGATGATGATGCAGCAACAGCAACAGCAACAGCAGCAACTGCAAGAAGATGGCACTCCGAAGGGCGGAAGGCAGAGTAATCACGTAAGCCCACGTCCAAACGGACAATAAATCTCTACGTTTGTTGACATGTAAGCACGTGTAAGGTAAAATGTAAAAATGATAGACTTAAATTCTGCTGACCCACAGTCGGTTAAGGCACTGACTAGGCTTAAAGAGCCGGGTGGGGAGGCATTATTGAAGTTGCTGCAAACAGAGATGGATGCGGCAAAGCAGAAGCTGGTTTACGCAGGCGATATGGGTACGATCCACCGCCTACAAGGACGAGCAGAAGCATACGAAGACCTGCTACGGGCGGCTGAAGAGGCGCTGGTAGTGTAACGAAATGAAGCACACCATGACGGGAGCAGCTTACCTACGGGCGCTGTGAAACAGAGTTGGTGCTTTGAGGGGATAAATATGGCGCTGCCAAAACAAGTACAAGCACAGCTTGATGAAGTCGAAGAACTGGAAAGAGAACTAGAGGCCCGTGATGCGAAACCTCGAGAGGTTAACCAAGCGGATACTGAAGTAGACACTTCCGAACCTGAGGCTAAAGAAGCCCTTAAACTTGTGGAGACAGAACCAGCTAACACATCGCCGACGGACGTAGAGGACGAGCTTACTTTTGAACAGCGGTACAGAACCTTACAGGGGAAGTACGATGCAGAAGTTCCTAGATTGTACGATCAAGTTAGGGATTTAGAAGACAGGATAGACCGTCTTCAAGCATCAAACGCTAGACAAAAGTCAGTCGAGCCGACAAAGCCTAAGGAGAAAGTTAGTTATGTGACCGATGAAGATCGGGCTGAATTTGGTGAAGAGTTAATAGACGTTCAAAGGCGCGTGGCGCGAGAGGTTTCTGAGGAATATCAGGAGCAGTTTGCACAACAAGCTCAGGTTATTAAGGCGTTGGAAGAGAAAATTGCCAACACCGGTAATCAGGTCGGAGCGATGTCGTTTACTCAGAGACTGGCGCAGTTAGTGCCTGACTTTGATGACGTTGACAAAGACGAACGTTGGATTGCGTGGCTTAACGAGCATGACCCTATGACAAGAGGGCCACGAAGAACTCAGGCTGAAAACGCTTTTAAAGCCGGGGATGCAGAAGCAGTTGCACACTATGTGAATCTGTTTAAAGGCAACTCCGATACTCAAAAGCCTAAGAGCCAACGCCAAGTAGAGCTTGAGAAACAGGTCGCGCCAAATCGTTCCGGTAACGGTTCAAGGGCGCAGAGTGTGGGTAAAGACTCTAAGATATACTCAGAACGTGAAGTTGAGTCTGTCTGGAACAAAATCCAAACTCTGACTGTTCGAGGACAAGTGGACGAAGCGGCTAAACTTGAAGCTGAAATTACGACTGCTTACATAGAAGGTCGTGTTCGACACTAAGGTGCTTACACGTTAGCAGTTGTTGTAACCAACACAGGAGGCCACCATGGCTGCTATTTTTCCCGTAACGGGATCATTTGATACTAACCCGTCTTACTCAGGCGGTTTTATTCCTCAACTTTGGTCGAAGAAGCTAAACGCTAAATTCTACGCCAATACAATGATGACCGAGATTGCCAACACCACTTGGGAAGGCGAAATCAAGAACCAAGGCGACTCTATTCGCATCCGTACTGCACCGTCTATCACTATTAATGACTACGCAGGAGCAGGTACTACTCTGGCTTCAGAGGTTCCAGCGCCGGTATTCACAGACATGCAGATCGACAAAGGTAAATACTTCAGCGTTCAAGTCAACGACGTGCTTGAGCATCAGGCTGACTTAGACTTGATGAACATGTTTACTGACGACGCTGCAAAACAGTTGAAAATCGCAATCGAGAACGAAGTGTTCTTCCAGTGGTTTGTAACTGAAGGTGCAGACGCTGCGAACGTAGGTGCTACCGCTGGTGCTCTTTCTGCTGAGTATAATCTCGGCACAGACGCCGCTCCGGTCGACCAAGACACTCCCGGCAACATTCTGAACACTATTCTCCGCATGTCTGCGGCGCTTGATGAGCAGAACGTTCCAGAAGAGGGCCGTTGGTTGATTATCTCACCATACGACCGCCAGTTGCTCATGCAAACTGACATCGCTCAAGCGTACTTCACCGGTGACTCGGCTTCTACTATCCGTACCGGTAAAATCGGCATGTTAGACCGCTTCACAGTGTATGTGTCTAACTTGTTGCCAAAAGGTGCCGCTGGTAGAGCAATGGTTCCCGGTCTTAGCGCGACTTCTTCCGGCGCAACTTCGGCTGACGCTAAAAACCGTCGCCAGATGGTCGGTGGTACTAAGGCAGCTTGTGCGTTTGCTTCGCAAATCAACAAGACAGAGCCACTTCGCAACCAGACTGACTTCGGCGACATCGTTCGCGGACTTGCAGTGTACGGTCGCAAAGTAGTTAAGCCAGAAGCGCTTATCACAGCAGTGGTCGGTTCATCCTCATAACGACTAACCTGAGGGAGGGGTTCGCCCCTCCCACTACAACAACAGGAGAGCTGTTATGGATGTATTTGCTCGCATTAAAGCCGCTGGCGGTGAAGTTGTTAGTAACCGTGCTATTGCCAATGTCGGGGGTGCCCGTGTGGTTATAGCGAGAGTTGTAGACGGCCAGATGGCCCTTACAGCCGAAGGCGTAGAGTTGCTAAAAACCGTCAACAACGAGCCTAAGAAAGCCCCAGCTAAACAGAAGAAGACTTCTAAAGGGGCGTCTGCTGATGGCGACAATTAAAGTCACAGATATAGTCCGGCGGGTAGAGACTGTCTTACAAGACACCAACGTCCGCTGGCCTAGACTCGAGCTTCAGAATTGGATCAATGAGTCGTATCTGACAATTACTCTACTGAGACCGGACGCTAACGCTGAGTCCGGTACTTTTACGTGCGCCGCCGGAACAAGGCAGGTCTTGACGACTGCTTTCCCGTCAGCCCTACGGTTACTTGATGTAACTAGGAACGTAGCGGATGAGTCTTCTAAGAAGGTAGTTCGCTTAGTGGCCCGTAGCGCTTTAGACGATCAACGTCCTACGTGGCATACTGAGGATGAGACAGTTAACATCCAGCTTTTCACGTTCGACCCTAGACAGCCAAAACAGTTCTTTGTTTACCCACCTGCGTCGGACGAAGCAAAGATCGAGGTTGTATACTCAAACGCACCCAACGCTCACACGCTTACAGAAAATGAACTAGACCCCAACAGCGGCAGTTCTGAGGTCATATATCTCGATGATGACTACACTACACCGATTATCGACTGGGTTCTATATCGTGCGTACTCCAAAGATGCAGAAAGCGGAGCCAATGAGCAGCGTGCAAACGCTTCTTACTCGGCTTTTAACAGTACAATAGGTGCCAAGTCTAAAACAGACGCTGCTGCGGCACCCGGTAATGGAGTGGCGTAATGATAATTACTTGGGACAACTTCTATAACACCATACAGCCTTACCTGCCGGGCTGTCCTGAGATTGTTATTGACCAACACTTACAGGAAGCTGCGCAGAAGTTCTGTGAGCGAAGTGAGGTGTGGAGATACGACTTAGAGACTGACTTCACTATCGCAGGGTTGCGGGACTATCAAGTTGAAGCTCCGACGGGTGCTAAGATCGAGAATATCGGTTCGATGTATTTAGGGGGTTCTCTGCTCAAGCGGGTTTATGATCTTGATTTCAAGATGTTGCCTGTGATGCCTAATGCAAGACCCGTGTGCTACGCAATCTACATGGATCGTGAACTACGCTTCTACCCAACACCTGACGCCAAGTATGAGTTCACGGGTAACGCGGTGATTAAACCCGCTTTAACTGCACTAGGGGTAGAAGACTTTATTTTTGATACGCACAGCAGAACCATTGCCGCTGGAGCTATTGCCTCTTTAGCTGCCATCCCCGGCAAAGAGTGGACTAACCAAGAACTAGCCGTAATGTACTCTATGGGCTTTAAAAAACACATGGACGACGCCAAAGGCAGAGACACACGCAAAGCGAACATGCGCGTTGACAGCGTACACTTTGCTTAATCAGGAGCGATAATATGATACCAACATGCGCAGTTAAGTGCACCATGTACGATCAGAATGGCGATCCTGAGGAGGGTGCGGTCGTACGCGCCAAATTGAACCGCTACGAAGTTTACGAAGGCTACGTCGTCCCAGAGATGGTCACAGGTATCTGCGATCAGTTTGGTGAGTGTATTCTCAATTTGTGGCCTAACGAGCTTGGCGTTACCGAGTCTATATACGAGATTAGCCTTGTGGGTGAAAAAGGCCGCAAGCTACAAACACAAGCTGCGGTTCCAAATCTACCAGAAGCTGACTTACACACTATTTCGCTAATCCCGCCTTATCCGGGCAAATCGGATGGTCAAATTTCACTTGAGGAAGCGCATAAGGCTGCTACCGAGGCTAAAGCCGCAGCAAAAGCAGCCGAAGAAAGTGAAATAGCTGCTAAAGCGAGCGAAGATGCAGCTAAGGTAAGCGAAGACAACGCTAAGATAAGTGAAGACAACGCTAAAGCTAGTGAGATTGCTGCTAAAGCCAGTGAAGAAGCAGCTCAAGGCTCGCAGCAAAACGAGGATAACGCCAAGGAAAGCGCAGACGCTGCTAAAGCTAGTGAGATTGCCGC